AGCCTTGATCTGATTCCACTTGGATGCCATGTCGGTCTTGATGCTGTCGATCTTCTGTCCGACCTGGCTCTTAATCTCTTCGAACTTCTTCGTGATGTTCTCTTTCAGCTGAGAGCAGTATTCCGTGATCTTTTCCCACGCGACCCGGACCGCTTCCTTTACCTGATCCCAGTGTGTAATCAGAAGGACGATTGCCGCGATGATAGCCGTGATCGCCACGATGACGATTCCGACCGTTGACGCTGCCACGCCCAGAACGCCCGCGACCGCCGAGATGGATGCGATCAATCCGCCGATGCCCGATACAATCGAGCCTATAATCGCTATTACCGGTCCGACCACAGCGATGATTCCTGCGATCTGAACAATCATTTCCTGCTGAGCCGGGGAGAGTGCCTCCCACTTCGCTCTCAGGTCCTGCACGACCTGCGCCACCTGCTGCAGGATGGGCTGAAGGACCTGCCCGATCGTCGCGCCAAGTTCCGCACCTGTCAGTTTCAATTCGTTGAGTGTGAGTTTCCACTCGTCGATCGGGTCGAGCGTTTCATCGAATGTATCTGAGACGCTCCCGGCTGCATCTGTTGCCACACTGCCCAAGTTCTCGAAATCTATCGCTCCGTCCTGTATGGCCTTATAGATCTTGTCGCCGGACTTTCCGAATATCTCATAGGCTTTGTTCAGCCCTTCGGTGCTGTCCTCCGAATCCTTTATTTCCTTCTGCAGGTCGCTCAGTGCCTGCCCGAGAGGCTTGCCCTCTTTGGCGGCATTCTTGAGTGCCTTGGACAGTCCGCCCATGACGGTCTCGACCGGCACTCCGCTCTTCTCGAGCTGCGCCATCATGGCCGTGGCGTCATCGAGGGACATTCCCATGTCCTGAAATGCGGGAGCGTTGGCGACCGCGAGCTGTGTCAGGGTGTCGACGCTGATCCCGCTGTCCTGCGCGGCTTTGTTCAGCACATCCAGATAGCCGGATGCGTCCTCCGCTCCGAGGCCGAAGGCTTCGAGGGCTTTCTGGACACTGTCGACGGCACTGGTTACATCTGTGTCGTTGAGGTCGGCGAATTTGATAAACTGACCGCTCAGTTCTTCCAGGGCGTCCCCTGTGAGTCCGAAACGGGTGTTGACTTCGCCCACTGCCTCGCCGGCAGTCGCGAAATCGGTCGGAATGGAAGTTGCCAGATTGTCAACGATGTCATACATCGCCTGCGCCGCGTCGCCCACTGCGCCTGTCTTCTGGATTACCGTGTCATACCCTGCATCAACCTCATTGAAGGCCGCGAGAGCCGCGCCTCCGAGCGCCACGATAGGCGCTGTGACGTTCTTTGTCAGACCGTCGCCGACACCCTTGATCTTGCCGCCGACTTTTTCCAGTTTCTTCCCGGTCTCTTCCCACTCTTTATTGACTGCCTGCGCCTGCTGCTTGCCGACGCTTCCGAAGTTCTTCAGCTCCTTCTGCGCACTCTTTAACTGCGCCTCGTCACTCGCGATCTGCCTCTCGAGGATTTCCATCTTCTTCGTGACTTCGGGAGTCTGGTCCTTCTTGGCCAGTTCTTCAAGGCCTTTTTTCTCTATCTCCAGCCTCTTTCCAACTTCATCTACGGACCTCTTCAGAAGTTCCTGCTTCTGCTTGAGCAGCTCCGTACTCTTCGGATCGAGTTTCAGTGCCTTGTTAACTTCTTTGAGTGCGTTCTGGGTCTCCCGCACCGCCTTGTTGGCGTCACTGAGCGATTTCTGGAATTTACTTGTATTACCATCAATCTCGATGGTGATTCCCTTGATCGTCTTACCCATTAGAATTTATCCATCCATTCTTGCGTTGCTAGATCGTCATATTTCTCTGCGTCATTCCCGTGCTCGATGAGGATGTCATAAAGTTCCCCTAATTCAAAAAAATCGAGGTCAGAGATCTTAATCCCTGCCTCGAGTGCTCTCAGGACGAGGAGCGCGGTCGTTTGTTTCCGGTCCTTCGGTGGTTCTTTTTTTTTGGGGTTACGAGCGTCTTTTCCTGTCCCTTGAACAGGGCGAAGATGTCGCCCGCTGCCATCATCACATCCATGGCCTCGAAGTTTTCAAGCCATGCATAAAAGTCTTCATCGGTGATTGTGTCGATGATCTCCTTGAACGTCATCTCTGTCTGCAGGTGCATGATGTACCCGAGCTCAGAAATAGCGTTCGTGTCGACGTCGCCGTTGGTGTCCATCTGCAACAAAAAATCCTTGTGGAATATCCTGCGATAGATCACGGGGCTTGCAGCGTTGCAGAGCATGTCTACCTTTTTGTCGCCAATATCAACGAATCCTCTTGCCATCTTGTTCTCCTTATAAATGTTTGTGGGTAATCAGTGCAGGGAGAATTTCTGCGCTGAAACGTTCCGGAAACGCTGTCCCCACGACCTTTTTAGCCGTTTCCGCCTGCTGCCGTCTCCGTCTGATATACAGCGTCGAACCATGTGGCATAGGGCGCATCGCCCTGTTCCACAGAAGCTTTTGGTGTGTTGATGTTGAGAGCAGCATTGTAAACGGGCTTTGCCGTGATAGGCAAGCTGTCCGTGATAGGCTCCTTGCTTTCTGCGATCGTATTTGCGTTGTGCTCCGGGCGTTTCGCCGTGCAGTTATACAGGACGTGGCGCCGCGCGTGTACGTCGCCTTCCATCTGGAAGAGGAAAGCAAAGATCTTTGTTTCCGCATCTGCATCCTCGACGAGGACGCCGTTGTTGTCTTTGATGTATCCAAGTACATCAATTTTGAACTGATCAGGAAGATCTGCAAGCTCCCAGTTTCCAGAATATCCGGAATTGCCGCCGCCCTGCCAGTAAACGATATTGTCCGCATAAAAAGGCGTAAGCTCACCCTCAGGGGAAAGAGAGAGGCTCACGGAGCCGGGGACCGCCACAGGCGTTCCATATGTCACACTTCCGTCGTTGGCCATAGTGCCAATGGCATAATGTGCATTCTTCAGACCGAATTTGACTTTGTTCTTATCAGGCATTTGATACCTCCAAATTAACGGTTGTTGTGTAAACAGTTACATGCATATGCTCAGAGTCGATGTTGTCTTCCTCTTTGCCGAAAACCATTCCGTTCTCGTTGAGGATCCTCTCGAGTTTCGACTCGATCGCAAAATCTTTAGAGTCGGTGTACAACTCGATGTACAGGCGCTCGATTTTGAAATAATTAATGTTGTCTGCGAGGAAATCCTCTCCGCCGTCGAAGAAATAGCAGATAAAGGGAGGCTGCTGCTTCGTTTTCTCTTCGAAGCGGAAATAAGCGCATGGGATTTCTGCCTGCTTCAATATCTCTTTGAGTTCTTTGGGAGTCATAACCTTTCCACCTTCTCCTTTATCCGTTTCTGCACTTCTTCAATGGCCCACTCTTCGACGGGTTTAATGTGAACGATCTGGTCCGTTCTGCCTCCTCCGCGCTTGGCGTGGCCGTTCTCGAGCAGATGGGCAAGCGGGTAGGTTTTCGGCCCGCCGTGAACCGTAGCCTCGACAATTAGGCCGCCAGATTCTACGGTCTTTTTCCATCCTTCGGCGTATTCGCCTCCGCCGGGTCTGCGCGGGGACGCCTGCTTTAACTTCTTGACAGATTCCGTAGCGACCTCTTTGATCGCCTTGCCGACTTCCTCCGCCACTTCTGCGGAGTATCCCTCGAATAGCTCCCGCAGGTCCTGCTCAAGGTCTATCTTGCTCAATTCGTGCCGCCTTTCCTCTCACAATAGAGCTCTATCGTGCCGTTTCCGGGTCGATATGTTCGATAGACGCCGTAACGCTTGTTTCCTCTCACGAGGATTGTCTCGTCGTTGTAGTCGATCTCGACCATGCGGAATCTGATTTCCGGGTTGAGTCCACTCCTGCCGCCCTCGAAGATCTCCGAAGCGGACAGGGAATCAAAGGAACCGTATACCTCCCTGCTCGTCTCGACCTTTTTGGGTACGCCAAAATCGTCGTCCTTGAATGTGATCGTGATCAGCTTCGCGCTCTCAGGAATCCTCATCGGTCACCGCCTTTCTCAGCTCATCGACCTGCAGGCGGTAGTCGTCCATGTTCTTCTCTTTTTCGTCCAGGTCCTCGCTGAATTTTGCCCGTGCAAAAGAACGGACGCAGCCGAGGACGAGATAGTTGTTCTCGTCTTCAGCTACGTCCTTCTTAACACCGGCGACAGTTACCATGTGGGCCCGGCATTCTTCGATTATGTCCGTGAGTTCCTGCAGCACATTGCTGTCGTTCGAGACCGTCCTCACGGCGAATCTGACTTTATAGAGATAATTTTCACTTACCACGCCGGGCCTCCTTTACTCGATCAGGTTGCTGCTGCCTGTTTGATGACCTGCATGCCGTGAAGGACTACCAGATCAGCGTTTGCTGTCTGAGTGCCCTTGATGCCGATCATGTTGCGCTTGAAGTAGTCGCCGCCTTCATCGGTCTCTACAGCGTAGTTGCCCCACATAGGCATATCGATGGTCATGGGCTGGCCATAGAGCTGAATTCCGGCAGTCAGGCCGTCGAGGATCCTGAAGGAAACAGCCATGCCGCCTTCTTTGATGGTGCCTGCGGTGTTGGATTCATCAGAGAATGTGATCTCATACAGAGCCTTCTTCTCATTGGTGCCACGTACAGCGCCGAGAGTGGCCAGATCAGCCTGGGATATATAAAGCTTGCAAGCGCCCTTGCCCTTGATGGGGCGGAAGCCCAGGACAGTATTGCGCAGGAAATTCTGATCCAGTGCTCTGGAGAAGATAGCCTGCTTGAGGCTGGAAGCCTGAATAGCGGCAAGGATCTTTGTAGACGCGAAATCACGCAGTGCGGAAACTGCGGAGTCTTCGATAGCGCCCTGGTAATCCAGGGGGGACTGCTTTTTGACCTGCTTGCTGATCTCGTCCAGGATGCCCCACTCCGCGGGATTGATATCGACATAGTTGAATGTTGCGCCGGTACCGCCGACAGCCTGTCCTTCGGTCACAGCTGCAGCAGCCGCTCCGGTTGCCTGATAAGCGGCTCTCCATGTGCCGACTCCGTTCAAGACAAAAGCGTGTACATCGTCAACGATATCAGCTGCAGAAGCAGCCATGCCATTGATCCCGCCGACCTGTGTGGGCTTTGCAATATGTCCGGTAGACAGGAGCTGTCTGGTCTCCATGACCATTCTGCCGGTTCTCATAAACTCATCTGCTCTGCTCTCAGTCTCGGGAGCTGCTACGGGAGTGCTGTTGTTTGCCTGAAGTGCCATCTTTGCACGTACCTCCATTTCTTCTCTGTTAAGGTTCTCTGCCTCGGTAGTGATCTCAGCGAGGCGGGTCTCAGTTACTTCTGCGGACTGAGCCTCTGTGGTCAGCTCCGCTCTTCTTGCCTCGATCTCTTTGAGGCGTTCCATGAATTCAGTCATTATTCGACCTCCTTTTTGTACTTGTTGATGGTCGCGAGAGCCTTCGCTCTGGCTTCCTGTATCGCAATGCTCTGAAGT